CGCTCTTTTGAGCCGATGCGCGCGAGGTTCTTGTTTAGTTCGGCCTGAGTAGAGAGATTAATCCCTACACAGCTGAGACTAAATTCGAACCAATGCGAAATCGCCTTCTGGATCATCATGTTCACCAGAGGCTCCGTGCAGCACGTTCGTGAGATCGCACTTGTCTTTGGAACGAAAAACAGACGACTCTCGGGCGTCATGACAGGCTCCCTGGGGTGGCTGACCTCATAATTGAGCGCCATCCCCCCTGAAGCCGCCAGCGACCTCTTGTAGAAGTCGATCAGATACCGGTTAGAGCAAGAGGGTCTATCACGCAGCTTCGTGAAGAGGCAGCGCGAGTCAACCTTTCTGCTCGACCCGGGTCCAACCCCTAGGAAGTGGCCGATTTGACTCGGACCAAGTTCAGGGATCGGATCGAGGAGTCTCTCCAACGTACCCTTCCATCGAAATAGAAGGTCGTTGTTCCGAGGTGGTGAATAAGCACTGACTCTCGCGTTAACGCTCTTGAATTTCTCAAGGGCGGCGCGATCGCACTGCTCATCCGACCCGGTAGGTAGCCATTTCTTGATGAGTGACTGGGCGATACTAAGCCGTAAAGCTTCAATACCGCTCAGCCCTTCGTCGCGAAGACTACCAGAGACTTCACCGATATCTGTTTTTAGTGCCGCGGTGATTTCACCGCTCGTCTGTAGGTCGAGACCTACCTTGCCAGGCTGCGACATCGATACTCCTAAGTCAAGGCTTCATACAGGATAGAATCGCCCAGGGAAGACGACCCATGAACTCTTTCCAAAAGGCTAGCTCCTGCTTAAGGCAGGAAACTAGCTCATCCGGAGAGAACAGATGGGGTTCGACCTTGATCGATCCGTACCTGATAAGAAAACCGAGACTTATCGGATGCACCGATGCCGTTGAGGCCAGGTTCAAGGCTCTTTCTACCGCAGATCGTGACAGGAACTTACGGACCTTTTTAGCCCGCCAGTTCTCCATGCTCAGAAACACCTTGAGCATTGCGGTGTCGCCGACTCGTCCGAGTCCGTAATCACGCCATGCTGAGCGTTCGTCATCAGAAACGAACCACTCAGTCACAACGAGATCAGCGGACTCGAGCTCGTGAGAGCCTACGAGAACGGCATCCTCGACCACGAAGGTCGAAGATAGACCTACAGGACCCCTTGAACGGTTGTGTCGCCCAGCCCCGATGACACTTGGCTCAGTGAGCCAAAATGCATCGAGAGAGCGGCCCGAACGTTCG